TTAGCTGAAATTGATAGGCTTTTCCGCTGGTCGGAACGGCTGCACCAAGAACAATTAAAATTTATAGAAAAGTATCCAAAAGTTATGGAGAAATACCGACAAACTAATATCACTGGTCAATGACTGGTGGGGAGGGATTGAATGATTGAAAAAATACTATGGATACTAGCAGGCATTGCTATTATAGTGCTGAATGTCGTTATCTATATTGACAGCAGGAAGGACAAGAAATGAACGTGATAAAATTAGCACTGAGTATCATAGCAGTAGTGATTGCATTCTTGCTTACGTGCTTATTGCTAGCCTTACCAATATGGCTACTAGGTTTGATTGTAGCGATATTAGTACTATCCGTGCTGTTTAAGAATGGAGATGGGAAAGAATGAAAGATGAAGATGGAATTATTGGAGGTTGTTTAGTTCCAACACTCCTAATTATGATTATATTTTGGTTTGGCAGGGATATATTACATTGGTGGTAAAAAACAAAAAAAGCCCATTGCAGTGGGCCTCTCCTGATAGTTTCGTTAATACTATTATAACATAAGGAGTACTGTATTTGTGGCAAAGATTGACAAGTTAGATAGACTAATACGTGATTATGTTACTGGTAATATGGATAAGAAAATCACATCAATTAAAAATGCGTTAAAGTATAAAGCAAAGGGGGGAAATTTAAGTATTGATAATTTGATTGCTAGCGACAAACAATTGGCTGAACTTATTTTTCACAAAGAACAAATTGAGGTTTGGTACTGTGCATATCCAGAAGCAAAGCAAATATGTGAGTTAAGGTGGATTGAGAATAAGCAACAATGGGAAATTGAACAGGAAGTTCTATTGAGCAAAGCCACTATATATCGTAGGTATTCAGAATTCAAAGCAACACTGACTGAATGGACAGGAATTAGATAAAGAGTTACAGTCGTAGCTCTTTTTGTATTACCGAAAATCTGATTGATAGATGAAACATAAATGAACTAAAGATGAGACTTCAAGCACTGCTATAACTGGGATAATTAATATATGAACACAAGCAGGCAACCATCGGTGATTAGTGCTTAGTAGTTTCATGAGCAGGTCAAGGTTCGACTCCTTGGCTTGCTATTGCTCGAATAAAATTAAAATAAAAATAAAAAAATTTATTCGAAAAAAATAAATAAAAAATTTCTTACCCCCCCCTATTTTGATTTTAGGAAGGGGATTTTAGGCGGAGGGGATACCCTTTTAAAAACCTCCATAAAATTCAAAAAGAAGTTTTTGGAACTTTAAGAAATGCTTTGGAAGTCGTAAGAGATTTCCAAACTATGATTAAAAATATCCTTAAAAAAGAAAAGTTTTCTAGGAAGGGAGTGATCCAGTTAGCTAAAGAATCTAAAATGTCAATTTTGAATAGTCCTGAAACAACTGAAAAGATTCTCTCGTTAGTTTCCGAAGGATATTACGACAAAGATATCTACAAAGAGTTAAAGATATCAAATGCAACGTTCAAGAAGTGGAAAGACGAACACACAATTGAATATAAGAAAGCCAAAGCTAAGAGCATAAGTATTGCCTTGAAGAATGCACAAAATGGCTTAATGAAAAAGCTGTTAGGTGGTGTTAATAAAGAGGAAACATTAAATTTTCAATACGATGATGATGGAAATGAAACGTTAGTGAGCAAACAAGTGAAAACGAAAGAGTTTCCACCAGATACATTGGCAATTATGTTCACTCTAAAAGCTGGTGATCCTGAAAAATGGAACTATGCAGAGTTCAAACGACTTCAAATAGATGATGCTGGTTCTGATGCATTAAAAGAGTTGGCTATGGAGGCTGCTAAATACAGCTTATCTAATTACCAAAAGCCACCGGAGGTAAGCGATGAAATACCTCAATGAAATGCTCGCTTGGAATGAAAAGCAAGGCTATAAATTAAACAAATATATCAAAGCAACCATAGAAAAGCAGAAAAGAATTCATAAAACCTATATCTACCGCTATGACAGAGTAGAACAATACATAGATTTTGTTGAAAATAACTTCATGCTAACAAAAGGTGACCTAAGATATATCAACTTGTTTCCCACACAAAAATGGTGGATTGAATTAATGCTTGGTTATGACCGAATTAATGATAAAGGTCAACAAGTCCAACTCACAAATGAAATCTTCTTAAACGTTGGCCGTGGAACTGGTAAAAGCTCACTTATGGCTACTCGTGAGTTGTATTGGTTACTTTGGTCGGGTGTATATGGCGGTGAAAGCCAAGTTATAGCTTATGACAACAAGCAAGCAAGACAAGTATATGACCAAGTGAGAATTCAATCACAGGCAAGCCCTTATTTCGCGAAACTAAGTGAAGCAAAAATATTCAAAAGCACAAAGATTGGCCTTGAATATACCGTTAATCAAAATAAGTTCTTCAAACAGACTAATGATGTGAATCGTGCTCAAGGTGGAGACACAAGTTTGAATATCTTTGACGAAGTTCATACATACAAAGACGATATCACAGAAGCAGTTAATAAAGGTTCACGACAAAAGCAAGCAAATTGGCAATCAATCTATATCACGTCAGGTGGCTTAACAAGAAACGGTCTCTATGACAAAATGATTGAGCGGTTTACTAGCAAAGAAGAAATGGACAATGATCGTAGTTTTGGTTTGCTCTATAAGTTAGAAAACATAGAACAAGTTAAAGATAAGTCTTATTGGTCAATGGCTATGCCATTAATTGGACACGTTCCAAGCTATGAAAGCGTGGAGGAAGAATATAACCTCAGTCAAGGAGACCCCGCTCTACAAACTAAATTCCTAGCCTATAACATGGGTGTTCAGATGAATGATGTAACTTATTACTTCGACCAAAAGAACGCTGTTAGGAGCGAATTTGATGAGTATGTGTTTGATGATAATAAAGTATATGTAGGAATTGACTTGTCACTCGTTGGAGATTTGACTGCTGTTTCATTCCTGTGTGAAAAAGAAGGTGTGAAATACTCCAAAACCATTTCATTCATGGTCAAAAGGCAGTTTGAAAACTTAGACAACGAGATGAAAGAACGTTACGAAACATTTGTTGATGAAGGCAGCTTGATTGTTCTTGATAGTGAATATATCAAGGGGAGTGGAATCATTCCAGAAGTCCAAAGGTTTAAAGACATCCATCATTGTCAATTTAAGAAAATAGGGTACGACCCGTCACGCTATGAGGAATTAAAAGAACTCATTGACCGTTATTTCTTTGATGTAGATGGAGACAATCAAAAAGCTATTCGACAAGGTTTCTCAATGTCTGACTATATCAAGCTATTCAAAATGAATATTGATGAAAGACAATTAGTCCACAATCAGAAGTTACTCGAGTGGTCACTAATGAACGTGGCAGTCAAGATTGGTATTTCCAAAGATATTATGTACACCAAAATGCTTGATAAAGACAAGATTGACCCTGTTGTAGCTCTAACCATGGCATTGGAGGTGATGGTTTTAGATGAGACGTGATGTTGAAACTGTTCGTGAAAGTGGCTTTTATTCATCTAAAAAATGGATTGCGTTGAGAAACTCAATTCGTGAACGTGATCAGATGACTTGCCAAATCTGTGGGGACTATCAAGCTGAAAAGTATGAAGTTGACCACATTATCGAGCTGTCATGGGAAAACGTTGATGACTGGGAAGTAGCATACAATCCAGATAATTTACAACTCTTATGCCATGCTTGCCACAATCGAAAAACGAAGGAAGGTAGAAAATATGGAAAAAGGCTTTTCTATTAGAGGAGATACGCTGAATGAAATTAATTGATAATATTGTCCGTATTTTTACTGGACGACTAAACAAATATACTCAGCATGCAAGTTGGAGTGGTGGAGCAGTTAACTTTACTTCTAATTTCATCATGAATATTCAGTATCGCATTGCTAACGAGCTTTCAAAAACATATTTTAACCATGTTCAATATACCACGAATGATACTGGCTTTGATTACATGAAAAACATGACAGGCTCTGATATTGATGAAGTATTGAACTGGTCACCAAAAGGCTACGAAAATACAACTGAATTTTGGCGAGAAGTAACACTTCAATTACTCCAAAGCAAATCAATTCATTTAAAGCCAACTTTTTCTGATACGACATTAACTGATTTAAGAAATGTTAATGATGGAGAAGAATTTAAGCTTAATGAAACTGTGAATATTATTAGCCCATTCTTTAGTAATGAAAATACAAGTTTACTCGATAACGTATTAACAAGCGTTTATGACAAGTTAGCAGCTAACAAAACTAAAGCATTTTTAAAAGTAAATACCACATTCGATGTAGGAAAAAACGAATTTAAAGCGAAAGTTTTAGAACAACTTGCGACCATGCAAGAAGTTGGAGAATTTAACGGAATAGGCGTTCTTGATGCGAAAACAGATCTAATTGAATTAAACAATTCTTATAGTGTTTTATCCGCTGAAGAACTTGGGTTTATTAAAACTGAAATTTTGAGTGGATATGGCATCAGTGAATCAGTTTTGACAGGTACAGCCACGCAAGAAGAAACAAATACTTTCTATGCGAATGCAATGGTGCCACTTCTCAATCAATTGGAGCGAGAACTGACCTATAAACTCATAAGCTCATACAAACGTGTTAGACGAGAAGGCAAGCAAAGCTATCAAAAAATAGTGATTAACAATGCCGTCATGAAGTTTGCAACACTTGATCAATTGATTAAGTTTAGTCAAATGAATACTAACACACCTATCGCTCAACAAAATGAAGAACGTTCATTCTATGGACTTCCACCAGTTGAAGGGGGCGACCAATTCTTTGTCAATTTAAACGCTACTACCAGCAAGCAAATTGAAAATAATCAATCGGAGGTAAGTATTGAAGAAAATAATCAATAGTGCTCAAATCGCAACTAATGCACCAGAGGTAGATGTTGGTAATGAGCAAGCACAGGTAACTTATCACACAGTCATGGCACATATTGATGAAGTCAACAGCAACGGTTATAACTTGCAAGGTGATGTCATTGAGTTTACTCGTGAAAAATATCCTTTACTGTATCAACATAATGACCAAGATGTTGGTTCTATGATTGGGTGGGTCATTCCATTCTTTAACGAAAAAGATGGGACGTATGAAGCTGATTTTGGATTCTATGAGAGCGCTGGATCTATTCCACAAGGTGTATCTGATGGGGTATTCAAAGAAGTTTCTGTCTCTTATTACGTTGACGAAGGGGAGTTCACAGACGACTTTGTGCTAAACATCTCCAAAGCAACGTTTGCAGAGCTATCTATTGTCTCTGTGGGGGCTGATACAGCCACCTCAATTGTTAAAAATGGATTAAGTGCAGAACTTAATGAAGAACGTGAAGCATTAAAAGAAAATGCTAGAAAATTAAAGGAGTTAAAAGATAAATATGAATTTAGCTGATAAACAAATTGATGAAAAATTCAAGAAACTTGTAAATGCAAAACTTGAAAAAATGGCAGAGCTTGCAAAAACAAACAACGCAAAAGTTGGCGAAGAATTAGATCTAGAAATTCAAACGATTAACGACAATATGCAGAAACTTGCTGATGAGCTTGGAGTTAGCTTAGACGAAATTGGGCAAAACACAGGAAATGAAAATCAAAACGAATTAGGGGAAAACAAAATGACTCAAACACCGTACTTGAACACTAAAAAAGCAGGATCAGACTTCTATAATATTCTTGAAAATTCTACAAAAAAAGATGTAGTCAATAACTGGAAAGAAAATCTTAAGAAAAATGGCGTAACTATTACAGATGAAACACTTCGTTTGCCAAAAGTTATTTCAGAAGAAGTGCAAACAACATTAACCAATACAAATGCTGTCTACCCATTGTTCCGAGTTACAAATATGGGTGCACTGATTGTATCTAGTTCATTTGAGTCAAACGATGAAGCTCAAGTCCATGTGGAAGGAACAGAGAAAAAAGTACAAGCAGCGACCCTTACTGTCGATTCTATTGAGCCACAAATGATTTACAAACTCCAACAAATTTCCGAAAAAGCAAAACGCTTGACTTCTAATTACGAACAACTTCATTCAATGATTATCAAAGAACTCACTCAAATGATTGTAAATAAAGTAGTTGATTTGGCCTTAGTTGAAGGTAATGGAAAGAACGGGTTCAAGGCCATTGCTACAGATGATCGTGCAAAATTTGTAAAACATATTACAGGAGTTACTACTCTAGTTGATGGAATTGAAGATGCGGCTGATTTTGTACGTTCACTTGCTGGAGTTAAGAACCTTATTGTTACAACTGAACAACGAAAAGCAATCTTGAAAGAACTTCGTTCCTTGCCTGGAAACGAACATACACGAATTAAAAACGACGATGCTGAAATCGCAAGTGAAGTTGGAGTTGATAAGTTGATTGTTTACACAGGAACAAAAGCACTAAAACCAACAGTCCTTGTGACAGATGCTTACCATGTCGATATGGGGGACTTGACTCGTGTTGAAGCATTTGAATGGAAAACAAATGAAAATGCGATTTTGATTGAGTCGCTATCAGCTGGCCATGTCGAAAAAATGAATGGCGCTGCAGATATTACAATCACAACTGAATAAGAAAGGTTAGCTAATGATTGATTACATCAAAACATTCTGTCAAATTCCCGAACAAGTTACTATTTATGATGATAATCTCAAACAGCTCAGAGATGAGGCGCTGGGAATCTTAACAATTGCAGGCGCAAGCATAGACGAAACCAATGCGATTGTTAAGGCCTACACCTCAACTTATTGTCGTTTACACTACCAACCTGATGTCACTAAAACATTTGACGAAGTAGAGAACAGACGACTTCAAGAAATGATTAATCTATTAGTATTTGGAGGTTAAAAAATGTACAAAGCAAAACAAACTTTTCTTTCAAAGGACGGTAGGATTATCACTTTTGGAACTAAGGTAAATTCAGTTGCTGGTTACCCTGTTAAGTTCTTCGAAAAGCTTGAGGAGGAAACCAAAAATGAGAATGACGCAGTTAAAACTGGTGGTAGTAGAACTCGTAAAACAACCAAACAAGACTGAAAAAGAAGTTTCAACAGAATATATGTTTGCAGCTAAAAAGGAAAAGCTCAGTCAAGCAAGACTGGATAATTTCTCAATGCAAGGCATGGCTCGCACATACCGATTTAAAGTGTTCAATATTGGCAATTTAGCTGACCTCGACTTCTCATATTTTATTGACGAAACCGGTAAAAAGTACACTATCAAAACGTTTAATGAAAACTTAGATGACAACACTTGGACAGTAGAGGGTGAGGTATCGAATGGCATTTGATGACTATGAAGATTTTCTCAACTTTACCGAAACGTTAGATCTAAAAGATGTCATCTTTGGAGTAAAAAAAGAAATTATACCAAACACTTTATACATTTCGCTTAGCGAGCCGAAAACAGTAGGGTCTGATGACTTCAAATTCACTATAGGATATATCTTTGACTTGGTTTTATCTGCAACTGATGTGGATACGTCTGTTGTATCTGAGCTGTCAGATTATATGGTAGAGGGGTTCTCATATCAAACATGGGATGAAAGCTCTAGGCTCTATGTTTATTCAGGAAGAATATATATTCCTGATGGAGGAGATGTAAGACCATGGCAGAACTAGATATCAGTAGAACAGGTGAGTATTTTCGAAAACAAATCGAGAATAAAGCCAGTGAGTTTGTTTACAATCAATTGAAATTGAGTGCGAATAGAGCTAGCTCTAGAAAAAGAAGATTCCGTGGACGAAATGGCAAGGTATATAGTTACTCGAAACATTCGAACACGGGGCAACTTTCGAATAACATTAAAAAATATAAAACAACAAATGGAACGACAATAGATGCAGGTACACGTTCAAACTACTCAGAAGGCTATCACGGTATGTATTTCTTGAATGAGAAAAAGGGTATCAAAGAGGTTGATGAAATATTGAACGCATTACCTAAGTTTATTGAAAACATTAATTTGTAAAGGAAACTAAATGATTAAATTAAAATACGGAAACCGTTCAATCACTTGGGGGAATGAAGCATTAATTACTGCCGATTACGATAGAACAGGTGAAACTTTCAAAAACATTGAACTAATCACAGGTATGGTTAAAGCAAAAGCCATGGAGGACAAAGGCAGTGTTACAAACTACCCAGCTGATGACATGGCAGACCATGGTTCAAAACGTGGAGCAAGTATTCTAGAGGGCGAACTCACATTGATTCAAGCAGACCCAACGTTTAAAGTCTCAATGCTTGGACATATTGAAAGCGAGAATGGCTTTGGTACAGTTCCAACAGGAAATTATCCTAAAAAAGCGGTGCAATGGGTTCGCCGGATGCAACGGAAAAACAAAACTACTGGAGCACTCGAACAAGGCTATCAAATTTTAGTCTATCCAAATGTTCAAGCAACAGGCGAGATCACTTCTGAAAGTGAAACAGACAGCCAAGACGGTGCAGATGCAATCGAATATGTATTCCCAATCCAAGCAACAGCTAGTGATTTTTATGCTCAAACAGATGCGGAAGGCAATTCAGTATATCCACCTGAAGCCATTTATGAAGTTTGGGGGGCAGATGCTACAGCATTTGAAGCAAAACTTACCGCAGAATTATTCATTTTTGAACCTGACACAGTTTTAACAGCTGGCACAGGCGCTTAATTTAGTAATAGAAACTAGTAAAAGGAAAATACAATGAAACAACTATCAATATCAAGGAAATTTAAATTAATCACTGGTTCAGACATTATGAAAATGATGAATGATTATAAAACCGACAGCGAAAATGGTATGGAAAAATCAACTGAATTAATGGAAAACGTTCAATTTGGGCTATATCTCGCATTTCAAACTGATCCAGCTACTGGTAAACAAGAATACAGCGAATATCTCAAAACTGGAGAATTTGATACTGATGGAAATACATTTACTTCATTGGTCGATCGTTGGAAAGTCGTTTCTGGTTTAGAGTAAAGAACAAGTAACGATACATTTTATATTTGTATCGTTATTTTTTTGAAAGGGAAATCAATGAAACTAAAGGATGCCATTACATATTATGAGCTGACTGGAACAGATTTTATAGCTGATATGAACGAATACTACGAAACATTAAGAGCATTCGAAAATGGTGTGGTTTCTAATGACTTCATGGATATTACGGAGCGTTTCATTGGTAACCTAACAGAATTATCCGTTGTCAATCAGTTGAGTATCACAGAGCCAAAGAAACTACTTGAATATTATTGTCACACCATACCTCGTGAAAAGGTAAATGAAGATGAATTTAAAGCTGTACCTCTAGGAGATAACTCTTTTAAGAAGAGAAGGTCCGAAGAAAATATAGTAATAAAAATTCTAGTATCGTTTCTAGCTAATAATACGAACGTACAACAATTTTTCGATATCGAGTTAGAACTTTTACTTGAAATAATTGAAAAGGCAAATGAAATTAATGAAGAATCGAAAAAGAAAAACAAAAGGGGGCTTGATTAATGGCGAATAACGCTAAATTCAAAATTGATATTTATGGCGACACAGCAAACTTTGAGAAAAGTCTTAAAGGTGTTAATTCCGCCATGAGTTCTCTTAAAAAAGAGGCAGGGGGTCTAAGAAATGATTTAAAATTAGATCCTTCAAACACTCAAAAAATGGCACAGTTACAAAAAAACTATGCTCAACAACTGAGTCTTACTCGTGAAAAAGCTTCACAGCTTAAAAGTGAAATAAATAACCTTGACAAATCTACACCAGATGGCCAAAAGAAATTCATTAAACTTTCTAGAGACTTGCAAGATGCGGAACTGAAAGCAGGTTACTTAGAAAAAGATATCAAAACTCTTGACACCTCTATTTCCAGTGGGAAGTTCAGTGCCAAACTAAAAGTTGATGATAGCGAAGTTCCTTCAAAAGTTAATTCGTTCAAAAACTCAATTTCTTCTATTCGTGAAGTCACAGTCGGAGCTTTGCGAGAAATTGGTGCGTTGGCCGTCAACAAACTTAGTGATGCTTTGGGTGACTGGGTTAGTGGTGCGGTAGACACTCAAAATGCAATGATTGCATTGAAAAATACAATGAATTTCAGCGGAAACGTGAAAGAATACGATTCGTTGTCCAAACGAATGCAGAAACTTGCGACTGATACAAATGCAAATACTGAAGATACTTTAAAATTAGCAACTACATTCATCGGTTTAGGTAACAACAGTGAGACTGCTGGTCAAAAAGTAGAAAATTTGGTTAAAGCCAACCAAGCATTTGGTGGTTCTACTGAAAATCTAAAAGGTGTAACTCAAGCCTATCAACAAATGAGCGCAGCAGGTAAAGTTTCAGCTGAAAATATCAATCAACTTACTGATAACAATACCGCTCTTGGTTCTGCACTAAAAACAACTGTCATGGAAATGAATCCTCAACTTAAACAGTTTGGCTCTTTTGCTCAAGCGAGCGAAAAAGGGAAAATTTCAGTCGAGATGCTTGATAAAGCAATGCAAAAGCTAGGTCAAGCTGGTGGCGGTGGGGTTGCTACTATTGAAAATAGCATGGCATCGTTGAATGAGACAATATCATTAGCTATACTTCCAGCACTTACAGCTATCACACCTCCATTGACTGACTTTATTGATTCAATCGCCAGTGGTGTTCCAAAAGCAATAGAATGGTTTACTCAACTTTGGGAGAGTTTTCAAGCAAGTAACGTTTTTACATTTTGGAATGAAGCTGTTGACAACTTCAAAAAAATTGTTTCTGAGATTTCAACAGAAGTTTCAAATTTATTAACGAGTTTTGGATACATTCCAAACTCCACATCCTATTCAGGAAGTGCGATTGATTCAATTACTGTAATATTTGAGTCATTGATGAAAACTTTAAAAAATGTAACAAAAGGTGTACTTGATTTTATTGACTGGTTCAAAAAAGGTGGAACTGATGTTGATGCATTCAAAACTGTAATAATTGCTTTAGGAGCAGTTTTTGCAGCTCTTAAGATAGCTGGAGTAGTTATTTCTATATCTAAAGCATTTACGACTTTAAAAACAGCTATTGGAGTAGTCAAGTCAGCGACACTAGCAATGAATTCTGCATTGTTGGCCAATCCTTTTGTAGCTATAGCAGTAGCAATAGCGGTCGTTGTCTCAGCTCTTGTGTACTTCTTTACTCAGACAGAGACTGGTCGAGCTTTACTTGCTAAATTCGTAGCTTGGATTCAAAATCTAGGCGCTCAATTGCTTACTTTTTTCAGTGGAATAGGTACATGGTTTTCAAATCTTTGGACAACAATCAGCACTGGTGTATCTACATTCATATCCGGAATAGTTACTTGGTTCAATAACTTAATTACTTCGGTTGTAACTATTTTCAATACAATTGTGGCTGGGTTTGTATCTTTTATCAATAAGATTATTGCCTTTTTCCAACCGTTAATAACATTCGTTTTGGCTTTGGTAGATTTATTTAGTGCAATTTGGGGCTTAATATTTATTGTCATCACAGGTGTTGCTAATAAAGTATGGCAATTCTTAGTTTCAATTTTCACATCAATCAAAAACTTTATTTCTGGAGTATTTGCTGGTATTGCAAGTTTTGCTCAAATTGCCTTTAATAAAATACTAGCATTCTTTGCACCGATTGGGGCATTCTTTAGTGGGATATTTAATTCTGTGAAAAGTGTTGTATCAACAGTGTTCAGTGCTATTGGTAACTTTGCAAGTAATTCCTGGAATAAAATAAAAAGTGCTTTTAGCGCAGTCGGATCATGGTTTGGTTCAATATTCAATGGTGCTAAATCTGCAGTTTCAAATGTATTCAGTGCATTGGGTGGATTCGCAAGTAATGCATGGAATAGTATTAAAAATGTATTCAATGGGGTTTCCTCATGGTTCTCAGGTGCTTTCGATGGAGTAAAGTCAGCAATTACAAAGCCTTTTGATGAGGCACTGTCATTCGTTCAAGGAATTACAGATAAAGTTAAGGGTGTAGCTAATAAAGTGAAAGGGTTCTTTGGTGGTTCGAGTACTTCAATAATTGGAGAATTCCATACCCCTGAAAACCTAGGAACAATGGTAAGAAATTCTAGTTATGCAACCAATACTACAATTACAAATCATTTCAATATTAAAGGTCAAAATGGAGATATGACGAGTCTTGCTCGTGCAATCAAACGAGAATTTGACTTAGGAAGGGCATAATGACAGTTAGACAGTTTAAAATTCATACAGATTTGGATAGTGAATCCGATGAAGTGATCGATGTGACTAATGGACTGATAAGATTTTATGAACCTTCCAACCTAGGAATGTCTGTTTCCAATAATATATGGCAATCTGATGGTATTGGGGTTAAGGGTTATTCAGAAACCAACCAACCCTCAATATCTTTCAAATTAATCACTTTGGCAAACACTCGTTCAGATAATTACGCATTAATCCGAGATTTTATCCAAAAGATCATATCGTTTGAATTTGTAACTTTGGAGTATACGACAGATATTTTTACAGTATATGCGGACGTTGCAATTAGTGAACAAACAAAAACGGAAGGTTATGGCAGAAATGGCCAATTTGAAGAAACTATAGCTTTTGATTGCATCACCAAGTGGTACACCTATGAAAAGCTTGAATTTGGTTCTGTATCAAATGGTTCAGTAGTCGAAGGACTTTCAAAAATATATAGTGGAACTGACATGGGTTACCACTATTCAAGTAAGCCTGAATACACTTATTTTGGTGAAACGAATGTTGACCGCCTCAACAGAGGGGAGTTTACAAGTAACACTTTTGGAATCACGGCTAAGCTAATACCAACATTATCTACTGGTGTAGATAATGGCGGTTCATTTGGTATTTCTTTTGCCAACCAAGATTTCAATGAATATACAGCAATTGTATTCACAATGTCAAAAACCCCTAATTACATTCAGCTAAATACGGATGTTAATGATGAATATTACCTCGCAGATTTTGATGGTTCGGGGACTGGGGTTAATGTATTCACAAGTTTAGACTTTCAGCGCTATCGCTCAAGACTATTTCAGAAAGGTGCTGTTAGTCTAATCAATTGTGACAGTGTTGAAATTAACATCAAAAGAAAGGTTGATTTTATTTAATGTTAGAGTACAATCTTTTTGAAAATTTCAACCCAAATGTATTGAATCAAAATTCTTATGTGATAGCTGGTGGAAACTTTGTGAAACCACCCACTCCATTACCAATCGCTCGTGGTGTTGTCATGGGCTACGAGCTTTGGGCGACTGGTTACGAGTATACTTCGACAGCGACATTATCGGGTGAAGCGGAAGTTGGAAATATCATTCAGGTATTAACAAATGATACCTATAGCATGGCTATAAGTAGTAGTTCGAATATTACGTTTGACATTAATTATCTTTATTTAATAACTGATATAGATGATTCAAATAAAGCCACACTAAAGAATTATTTTTGGGCATGTATTGATGGGTTAGAAATTCCCACATCACTTTTGACAAGTAAAACAACAGCAGCTATTTTCAATTCTATTCTCACAAGTTCTAGTATTTCATTAATGGTCCATGGCAATTACATGAATACTAATGAAGTATCACAAGCAATATCATGGAATAGGAAATCTGAGACTGATTCAGCAGAAGATGTTGCGAAAGACTTATTTAGAATTGCTAAAATTCAACCCTTGACATTTTTCCAAGATCGCAAGTTTACAAATCAATCTGGAGATATCATCACTTTAAAAAACGGAATATTTGTTGGCTTAACTGGCACAAAATGGACTAGAACACCAAAAACAACAAGGGTAGACTTCAAAGATAATCCGAGCACTGAGACTGAGACTATTGTAGAACGTTCTAATTATAACTACATTGATGTCTATATCAAGGATAGTACTGGAAAGTATCCATTAACTCCAACAAGTTACACAATCAATAGCTCAAATGTTTTAGTTCCTTTAGCGAGTTATTCAGGTGACGGATCAGATTTACCTAGTCAAAGAATTGTAAAAACTAGTTTTTATGATGAAGCTCCATCGGCTGCCGAAATTAAAAGCGAAATAACTGGGGATACCATAATCACTAAAATTTACTTCAACCAAAGCAAGCTACAACCGTTACAAGTAAATGATTTGGTAGAAATTTGGTATGACGGAATTCTATATTCTGGATATATTTCTGATAGATGTCTTACTGATTCATCCGACAGATTGCTATTTATTGAGGGGGTTAAGAAGTGATTTATCTAGCAAAAATTGAAAAGAAACATTTTATCCAGCCATTCGAAGATACAATACCACTAAAGCTCAATCATAAAGAAATACTCCCAGGTGAAGTTAGTTATATTGACCAACACACCTTAAAAATAACAACTCCGTTAGAGTACGAATTAGGTCAGGGTGTTTCAATTGGCGGTTTTGATATTGGTAAGAATAAATATAATTTAAATGAGCTTTCAATCACAGATTATCCTGTGTTTGAAGAAGCAATGATCTATAAGAAAGAAGATGAATAATGGCAATTACAAAATTTACATTTTTTAGCCCCAATGGCAATGATTTTCCAGTAACTGCTACTGCAGATGCAAAACTCTACTCAATGATTGGTGGGATTGGCTATGATTCCTATAGAATGAAGCATTGGTCCACTCCTACTAACACAGCGTTGAATAGAGTTTATGTTAACACGTCAATAATTTTAGGTGGTAGGTACTTTGAACTTATCAATGAAACAGTAACTTTGACAGCTAATGCTACAAATTACGTTCATGTGAATATTGATTTAACCAATACTGCTAGCCCAGTCTCAATCACTGTTGAAATGGCTAATAATTCGAACTCCGTTGATATTAATAACACTTCTGGTGTATTAAAACATTGTATTGAAACAGTAATTACTAGTGCAACAGCGGTAACATCTTCAACGATCATGCCAATGACACAAACTTTTAAAAACATCGTAGCTGACTCAATTAAAAGTACGAACGATACCGATGGGTGGGTCGATTTGACACCAATAAATGGATTTTCTGGAAATCTTAAGTATAGAATTAAAAATGGGGTGCTATCAGTTCGAGCTTATGCGTTAACTGGACCAGCCGTGGCACAAGATACAGCTGTAATCATGGCGAACTTACCAAATGGAATTGACGCTTCATACTTGATTGGTGTAATGGGAACGGCTCCAGCCATTGGCTCTGGCCTCTTTGCATCATATCCATGCATGGTTTACAGTAATACCAACGGAAATATATATTTTGCACGTGATGCAGCCTTGCCAGCTGGTTATAAAATAAGTGGAACAGTATCAGTACCTATATAGAAAGAAAAGGAGTTTATGGAATTAGAAAGACAAGTGCAGCAGCACGAGGAAAAATTGAAGCAACACGACCGAGAACTTGCTCGATTGAATGACCTTTCTGTTGTGATGCAAACCTCAATTAATGAAAACTTAGTCCGTGTCGATGAGTCAAATAAATTTTTGAGAGATCAGAATGTCGAACAAATGAAACAAAATAACGACATTATCCATGCCGTTATGAAGATTAATGAGAAAACAAGTGACAAGAACTATGAGGCCAAGATGTTTGACCGTAAAAACATTTGGCGAGCACTCTTTGCCATTGGTGGATTCGTGGGTGGGTTCATCTTGGCTTATTTCAAAATACAATTTTAACAAAGGAGAATATTCAAATGAATTTAGACCAAATTTTAAATCTTATTGCATTAATTACAATCGCAGCACCTGTCGTTGGGTCGGTTATTACCTACATCATTCCTAAAACTAAGAATGTTAAACTACAGAACGCTGAGAAGCTCGCTCTTCAAGTCGTTAAGGCTGTTGAACAAACAGGGGGACAATTGACCAGTAAAGAGAAGAAAGACGTCGCCACAGCTAATCTGACGGCTCTCGTTAAAGCTGGAGGTGCAGAAGTAGACAGATTAATTGAAGCGGCCGTTAACACCATGAATGGAGAAAAACAATGACAATTATTTGGACGAATGCTGTAAACTGGTATAAAAGCAATATTGGGAAACAGACCTATTCACAAAAACCACCACGCTTTGACTGTTCATCATCGGCCACTCTCGCTTTTGCTTCAGCAGTTGGAATTAATATTGATGCAATGAAGTATTCAACAGTGAACCTAGCGGACCTGTTTGCGAAGAATGGACTTAAAAAAGTCTACTCTGGCCCAACAGCAGGGGCGAAGAATTGGCGAGGCTACGGCTTTGCATTGATGTCAATTGGTAGTGACATGTCAAGCTCAGCAGGAGATAATGGCCACGTTGGACTGATTACACCCGACGGGAGCTTCTATAACACAACAGCCACTGACTGGTTAAATGGTAAAACTTTTTTGAAAAACAATGCGGTTCAGGTTGCGCCCTGGTCTGCTTACACAGTGGTAACTCGATTGAAAGCACACACTGAGATTTGGGCCTTACCAGAATCAACGAGTAAGTTAGTAGTAGACGGCTACGATGGTATCGCAACTTGGAAAGCAGTTCAAACCTATCTTAATAGCATTGGTTATCACTTAGATGTGGACGGAATACCAGCAGTGAATACAATTAAAGCGCTTCAACAGGCCTTAAATGCTAAACTTAAGATTAATTTAGTGATTGATGGAATCGCAGGCAGTCAGACGTGGTCAGCACTCCAACGCTTGCTAGGCACACCAGTAGATGGCATAAAGTCGAAACCTAGCCAAATGATCATGGCAATGCAAAAAGCACTGAACAACGGCAAGAATTGGATATAATTTAACCCCGCTTCGGCGGGTGTTTTTTGTTACACAAATAAAATAAAACAAAAGATAATCGACATATTGCTTGACATTTATGCTACCATGTTATAAAGTTTAAGTAGTATAAAAAAATAAATTTGGAGATTTATGGAATCATGAGTGAAATTAAAGTTAAATTTATAGTTTCGGAAGGGATTGAATCACAAATAAACGGTCTTCAACAAAGACAAGTGATAATTAATCCGGTAATGGTATTTTCATCAAAATATATTCCAACATCCCTTTCTCTAGCCACAACTATTGTAGCATCAGGAGTAGAAACTGGGAAACACATCATTAATTTAAGAATAAATAACTGCACTAAAGAGGATGATGTTTTTAACTCAGGAAATACAAATGTTGAAATTAATGAACTCCTTGATAATTTCGTACTATCAGCAGATTTGAAAAACATCGCTTTTGAAACTGAGGGGCAATATAAAGTAATCTTTACAATAGATGGTCAAGAATTTGAAGATACATTTTCGGTAAAAAAGACAGTTGAAAAATAAGTATGGAATCATTAAAAGTTTTCCCTGGCAATATCCAGATTTTTAAAATTACTCAAGACGATGAAAGTAGCTTACCAAAATCAAAAGCAACAGTGATTGCTTTTGCCATGATTGCTCTATCAAGTCTTACTTTTTCAGCAAATCTTAGTCAAGGATTGCATTTTGTATCATCTAAAAATAAAACAAATTTTTCAAAAATAATTGACAATAGTGATAAAAAAACTCGCTCTGTAAATCTATCTAAGAAGGAAGGGGAGGCTAGTATGTCAGAAGTTAAATTAAATGAAGTTCAAAAATATTTTGATGATAAAATATCTAATGTAAAAGAAAATATTCATAACATTGATAAAAGGCTTTCTGTTATGGAAAATGAACTTGGGCACTTATCAAAGAGTTTGGAAAGCATTCCCGAAGTCATTGAATCATCTGTCCGGCTTACATTGGATAAAATAGAAAAAGAAAAAAAGGTAAAATGGTGGGATCGATATGGTGGCCCAATTATCACCGGGGTAATTGTTGCGATTATAACCGTAGGTGGACCGTTTTTATTAAAATTATTAAAAATAATAAAATAATATTCTCGCCCTCCGGGGCGTTTTTCTTCACAATATAATATAATAAATAAGCACTCCTTCGGGGGGACTTTTTTTGTTTGAAATAATAAAAAGTGCTATAATAAACACATGGAGTTCTCACTCCTCGTTTCAAAAGCACTCGTTTACTCATAGGGACGGGTGCTTTTTTGTATTACAATTAAAATCTATTATGTTATAAT